CCTATCGACAGAGTTTGTTGCCGTTAAAAAGAGGTCCCAGGGGTGTTTCCCCTGGGGCCCCTTTTTAACGGCAACAAACTCTGTCGATAGGCTAACGCCGAGCGTTCACTTAGTGAGGGCGATTTACATCACATAACACCGCCTTGTTTGACATGTTTCACTCAAGGACAAGATATGGTAAATCTGTGCACTACTTGAAAATTCTCGACGTTAGCGGAGCTAAAACAACACCACAACACAACACAACAATTAACAACACATTAGAAATTCGAATTTAGAAGTTAGACCCCAATTTTTGATTTAACATCTGTTATTTTGACTTTGGGCAATCCACTGATCTTTGAATTTCACACGACAGCCGTGGAGAGACGGCACACGCTACTTCAGCATAGATCCAAGGATAGCTGGTAGCGGCGACGAAGTCCACAATCACTCTATATTTTCAGGCTTCTGAAAGTGCTGATAAATTGATTAAGTTCGGTTTATCGGAATTGCCGAGGTCCCTCGAAGAAACCCGCGGAAATGAGAATATAGATGTTGGTATGGCAGCCAGAAGACATGAACTATGACAAGTACGTACGAGCGTGTGTTCGGACCTGGTTCCCCGCCTTAGGATCAGCGCCCTGTGAGGGGACCCTTTGGAAAGATGATCACTACATAGACTACTCGAACGAGAAACTATGCAAATAACAGGGAACGTTTGGCCACCCGGATGAATCCAGTAGTACGGAAAAGCTTAGGAATTCGATTTTGGATCTTTTACCTGTGTTTTAATAAGAAATGCAGGAGTTGATAAATAGGGCTCGACTGGGAGCGAGACTGCAGCGGCTAAAGCAGCAGTAAATGGCGCCAGTGTTTGGAGGAAAACTCTTTTTAAATCTCAATATGGCTACAACTCAAGGAAATCAGACATACGATAGGGAAGCCCCCTCAGCGATCTACGAACCAGCAGAAAACAAACCAGCACCAACGATGAGCGAAGATTTAGTAATAGAGTTTGAACACCGAGGAAGATTGATGAGATCACGAATTGTAGGAACAGCTTCACTAATTTACCACCTACCCCTTGATGGTGAAGAAGTAGATATGTTTCTAAAAACTTATCAATCACCATTTTTCGACAAATTGTACGAGAGAGTTATCGTAGCCGTCGGAGTTAAAAATTTCAGAAGGATAGTAAATGAATATCTTTGCACGAGTCAGTACCGACGAGGAGAAATGAGCTATTACAACGATCAAGTTTTTGGAACTAGAAGGAGACGCGATGCTTTCAAGGCCCACCTTGAAAAGTATTTACCCAAGGAAGAAGATGAAGTAGCTCAAGCTGAAAGTTTACAGGAAGATGGCAGCACCGTTTCAATAATCGGAGGAAATCAGTTTTATACAAGGAAAGATCTGAGAGAAGCACGAGATTCAACGAAGCGATTTGTTGTGACTTGCGTTTACGAAGCGCTTTCGTCATGGCCGAAGGAAAGGCAACTGGCTTTCAAATCATGGTTTGCGAGAAAGATGAATGAGAAACACATGGAAGTTCAAAAGAGAATGCCCTTTGAACATTGGGCTTTTCATGAGAATGAGACATGTTACAACGCTATGCTCTCTTGGATGAACAGCAAGAAGAACCGAGAGCAGAAGAAAGAAGAGACACCAGTTGCAGAGAGCGCAGGAGAAGAATCGAATGTAGACCAGCAGCAGAACACGACTTTCACCGATCAGCGAGAAATAGTACGTGACCAAGGATACGTAACTTCCCAGGAACTCTCCAATCTCAAGGAGTATTCCATGCCGGAAGACGAATGGCACGTAAGGAACATCATGGCAAAACCAATCCCATTTTACACGGGAGATTGGTCGACAGGAACAGCGACTGGAACCATTGTACAACGTTGGAATGTACCCGGAGATACCCTTTTCGGACCGCATTACAATATGGTTTCAACTTTCACTTACTTCAGAGGACATCCAAAAATTAGAGTACAAGTAAATGGAACTAAATTTCACGCAGGACGATTGATTTTCGCTTTCATCCCACTATACGATCACGCTAACTACGAAGACAAATTGTACTCTATCAGCAGCATGACAGCACTACCCCACGTAATCTTAGATGCAGGAATAGCCAATTCAGGAGAATTAACTTTACCGTTCGTTCACTTGAATACCTATTTCAATTCAGTATCTGGAGACAGACCGTGGCAGACGTTAGGAACTTTGGTTTGCGCAGTTTACAACCGACTAAGAGCAGCGACAACATCGAGTCAGACAGTAGGAGTAACAGCATGGATTTCTTTTGACAACTGCGAATTACATCAACCATGCTTTGCACACGACGTTACATTTCCAAAGTACAACAAGGACAAGAGAGACAAGTTAGAGACACCACAAGCCGAATCTTTGGTAGAGGGAGTCCTGAAATCAGCTTTACCGCTCGTTAAGGACTTAATCACACCAGAGATGACTTCTTTTGGAAACGTACTAGGAGGAGCAGCCGACCAAGACAAGCCGACAGACCCAGTAGAGATTACACGATGGGTTCCCAACGTAGTTTCAGGATTGACGAAGGGAGATGGAATTGACAGATGCGAGAGACTTTGTTTGAAAGCAGGAGGATACACCATTCCAGATGCTGACCTAATCAGCACTACTCAAGACGACATGAATTTACTACAATTGATGAAGATCCCAACACGACTACAACTAACATCATGGTCTTCCACCACAACTTCAGGAACAAGAATAGCACACATCCCCGTAGCGCCTTTTGTAATCGAAGGGCAAGAAGTAGACAGTTCAATAGTACCACCAGTAGACATTTTCAGACCAACAATGCTATCATACGTCAGCAGAGCTTTCAAGTACTGGCGAGGAGGATTGAGATACAAAATTCAGATCATAGCTTCACAGATGCACACCGGACGATTGATGGTGAGTTTTGGCGCGGGTTTGGAAGTGGGAGCTAAGGAATTTTCCAAAGCTTCTTATTTGAACACCTACGTTATTGACTTACAAGAGATGCACGAAGTAGAGTTTGTTGTACCTTTCATGGCTGAGCGACCTTGGCTGAGATGCGATGTCACGAAGCCTGTGTCGGGGAAATTTTCAGCGCAAAATTTCTCACACACAGGTTGGTTGGATATTTTCATCTTGAACAAGTTAGCACATCCCGAGAGTGTTTCATCAGACGTAGAAGTGAATGTTATGATTTCAGCAGCAGATGATTTTGAAGTAGCTTTCCCAAGTGACTTTGCTTATTATCAAGGATCAGGATCACCAATCTCAATCGCCTTTTCAGAAACAGCACAAGCAGAATCTCTAGTAGAACAAGAAGCAGTCACCACCAGACAGGATGAAGGAGTCATTACACTAGGAAAAGGAACAGGACGTTTGACAGCAGCAGGACCGACCACGATGGGAGAAGATGCAATGTCTTTGAAGACATTGTTGCGACGATACACAAAAGCATACCACAATCACCATGGAGTAGCAAACGAGTACAAAATAATCACATTTGACAACACACCAGTTCTTTCATCAGTAAATAAATGTTTCAACAAGCAGCAAGGAAGACAGTACAGAACAACATTAGCACACTTTTCAGAACTTTTTACATTTTGGAGAGGATCTTTGAGGTACAAGATGGTTTACAAAGTGGCAGCTTCTGATGGGAACACTCCAGCGTTGACACTAAGGGTTTTTCATATTCCCGGCGTGTTTAATTTTGGAACGTTCACACCAGCAGCAGTTTCTTTGCCCAAGAAGACTACGATGGAAGCTTTGGAAGCTTATGGAACTCAGGTAGCAGTATCTGAGCTTCAAGGAAGTATGGAGTTTGAGATCCCCTTTTACACACCCTACACACAACTAAAGACTTTTCATTCAGGAATACCTAATGCACGATCAGCAACAGGAAAAGTAGTATGCGTCTTAGAATCACCAATTTCAATGAGCGAAGTTCACATAAACTTAGATTTGTACCAAGCAGCCGGAGACGATTTCACTTTAAATTACTTAAGATCACCACCTAAGATGCAATTTGTAGCAGACGCCGACGACAACCGAGACACAGACGACACAGCAGCATGGCTTTTTCCAGACAAAGTAGTATGTGGAGACAACGCAGCACCAGAACACGAGACACCACAAGCAGAAGGATTAATGGACTACATCCCAGGAGTTTCACACGTGAGAGCAACCGCCAGCAAAGTAGACATAGCAGCAGACAAAATGATCACCGTAAGCGATACAGCGAACCACGTAATGTTGCAGGCAGCGAAGAAGTTAGGAATAGAAGCTTTGAGCGAAGAAGAAGAAGAAGAAGGAGCGACCACCATGTTTGAAGATGCTTCTTCAGCATTGGCCAAACTGTCATCACCTTTGATGCCAATCATCGAAACACTGCTAGCCTCACTCAAGACTTTACCAGATTCACTTTCAAAATTCGTGAGGCAGGATATTTCAGCAATGGACGTTTTCATCGAGATTTCAAATTTATTTAGCGGCTTAACCGCTTTTCAACACGGCACACATTTTGTACAGAAAGTGTGCGCAATTGTAACTATAGTTTCAACAATAGTTAAGGACATCACCAGCAGGATAAGGAATTCACTTTACCGTTTTGCAGCGACAGTTTTAGAATATTTTAATGGTAGTAAGGAAGGAAATGCACTACCCGAGGGAGAAAGTTTATCTATCGACCTCGTCGCCCCACTGGCAGCCTCAATGGTTGTTGGTATGGGCATCATCGGATTCAAACACATTCCATCAGACAAAGAGACAGCAGATATGTGTAAAGGAATGTCAGAAAAACTGAGACTGTTTAATTTTTCGACCCTCGCAGTCACCAACGTGAGGAAACTTTGGAACGAAGTGAAGGAATTGACCCAATGGTGTATGGACTGGCTGATGGAGAAACTACAACCGCAATTGTTAGCACAGCTAAAGCTAGAGAGAGAATTTGAAGACATCGAGACATGGACACTTTTCATCGATTCACTGGAGAAACTACCCTACACAGACATGATACACTACGACATAGAGTTCAAGAACAAAGTATTCAGAGCAATAGACCAAGGAGTAAAATATAACAACTTAATTGTAACAGGCAAGTGTGGCAAAGCAGCTTCAATCATCAGATCATATTGCATGAAAGCACACGAAATAGGAGTAAAATGCGAGAACAGCAAAAATGAATTGCCATACAGGATTGACCCATATTGCATTTGCATGTTTGGGACTTCGAACATAGGAAAATCAGGATGCATAACGACACTAGGATACGACATCATGGACACACTAGGATACCCACTACACAATAGATGGTGCGCAATTAACTGTTCAGAGACGTTCTTTTCGGAGAATTATCGACAACAGTGCGCCGTCTATTTCGACGATTTTAGCACTTTCACAACAGAGGAACAATACAACAAATTCATGAACTTGAAAGCAAACACAGCTTTACCACTAAACATGGCTTTCAAGAAAGGAGAGTATTTTAATTCACAATTTATTTTCATGACCACGAACACACCGTATCCTCAGCCCAATTTTGTGACAAACCACGAAGCTCTTTTGCGAAGAAGAGACAAGTTGATTGAAGCAGATTGGATTGAGGATCCCGTTATTCAGGCAGCTTTGGATAATGGAGAGAACATGTCAGAACACAGAAAATTAGACAATTCACACTTAAGATTTCGAGTAGTACATTCAGTAGACGACACAAAAACACCAGGACCGTGGATGAATTACGCCATGTTGAGAGCCCATTTGACTGGAGAAGCAAGACATCACCTAGCGATTCAGCAGAGGAAAGTGACAGCAGATTTGGAAAGAGCAGGATACATCATGCCAGTAGCAGAAGCAGCAGAAGTGAGGAGATTGTGTCTTCCAGCGATTGCGAACGCCCCAAGTTTAAAATTGCTGGAACCGATGCTTTGGAAACACATGGAATGGGACTCAGAGGAAGAGAAGTTTTCACTTTTCTTGAAGGACGCAGAAGAAGATGCAGAGTACTTGGAAGAACAATGGAATGATGCACAGCAGTTTTTCACGGACATGGGATTAGACATTCAGACAGTTTTGAAGAATCACTCTTATGTGGTTAAAGACACTACACCGTTGTTAACTAAGATAAGAGGAAGTTTGAACGAACTGAAAGAATGGTTGAAGAAGACAGTGACCAAGATTTGTGAAGATCACCCCTGGATCGCCACCATTGCAAAGTGGGGCATTTACATCGCCGGAGCTCTGGCAGCCGCGAACATACTTTTCAACTTCTCCAAGAAGGTGATACATAAGTGTGCTTGTTCGGTTATCAGATATTTCGGATTTCGATGTGGTCTATGTGGGAAGTGGCCTGCACTTAAAAATGTGGGACACCGTTGGCAACAATGGATTATCAAAGAATGGTCAAAACTGTACGGAAATGAAGACTACACTGACGGACACGTTACGACGATCGCGGAAGAGCAAGCTTTAAAAGCCGCGACAGGAGATCAGACGACTGTTGTTGATTACGAACTAGGAACAAAGAAGCAAGCAGAAGCAGAAGGAGTTTACTCAGATGTTACGAAAGGAATGAGACCCATTAGAGTTACCGCTCAAAGTGGACCTTATAGTCAGGATACGAAAGGAGCTCCAAAGTTAAAGTTAACAGCAGAATCACAAGCGGAGCAAGCAGAGACCATCATTTCACACAGGATTTTGAAGTACATCTACAGATTCAAGACGAAAGGAGGAGTAGGAATTTCATCACAGCAGACGAATGGATTTGCGATTGGACAGAGAAAGGTTTTAGTCAACAGCCATTTGCTTTACGGATTAAAAGACGGAGATTTAATTGAAACTTTTCACAACGGACGATGGATTGAGTTTGAATTTCACGAAGAGATTTGCAAAAGAGTGCCCAACAAGGATTTAGTCATCATTGAGATGCCGAAGTCTTTTCATGCACACAAGAGCAATCTGCCTCACTTCATCAGTGAGAAGGATTTGCCCTATGTGCAGAACGTTGAAGGTTCTTTGTGCAAAATGACTACTGGGCTTGACCACCTGATAGTCGACAACTTGCGAGTGAAACCAATGAAGCAAGTGAGATTTGAACAAAACACCCTCGGAGGCAAAGTACCTTACTTTGTCCAAGATGCATGGAAGTACCAGAAATGCACGCAGTTTGGAGATTGTGGATCACCTTTGATCTGCACGTCAGGACCAGCAGCAGGAAGAATACTGGGCATACACATTGCTAGCACATCCAAGGAGTCTTATGCTCAACTGATCACCCGTGAGATGTTGAGTGGACTTTTAGATGCCCAGTTAGGAACACCAATACCAGAAGCAGAAGCGAGATTGGGACACACAGTGCCCGATGGACATTTTGGAAGGATTGGATGTGCAGGAGTAAAAGAGAGAATGTTTCAATCAGACAAGACAGAAATTATTGAAACTGAAATACACGCTATGATTACACCACCAGAGACTTTTCCAACAGTCTTATCGAAGAGGGACCCCCGACTAACCGTGAAGGTTGACCCCCTTAAGCAAGGCATCTCAAAGTACGCAGGAGTCAGCAAGCCTTTTCCTTTAAGGCACAGAAAGATAGTCAATGAGATGATGCAAGAGGAGGTCAAACTTCTAGATTTGGTTAGGGAAAACCCTAGACCTACAACTTGGGAGCAAGCGTGTTACGGAGATGAATGGATCGAAGGATTTGAAAGGCTCCCCAAGAACACTTCACCAGGATTCCCTTGGGTGAAAACGCGACCAGCAGGCGAAGCAGGAAAGGAATATCTTTTTGATATTGAGAACCAGAGAATGCGACGAGAGTTGGAGACAGCCGTTTTACAGAGAGAAGAGATGGCGAAGAAAAATGAGAGAGTACTGTCCATTTGGGTAGACTGTTTGAAGGACGAAAGACGAAAGTTGAAGAAGATCGAGACAGGAAACACCAGGATTTTTACGATTCCCCCAGTGGACTTTTCAATAGTACTCAGAAAATACACGATGGATTTTAACGCAGCGATTTGGAATTCACGAGACACGAACGACTGTAAAGTTGGCATTGACCCACAGTCCCTGGAATGGACGACCCTGTATCGCTGGTTGGCAGAATTTTCACCCATTTGTGTGGCTGGAGATTTTTCCAATTTTGACGGAAATATGCCCGCGGAGATAATTGATGACGTGAGAGGAGATATAGATGCGTTCTATGAGTTTCATGGAGAGTGTTCAGAAGAAGACAAGAATGTAAGAAGAGTATGTTTTGAAGAAATGATACATACAGTTCATCTAGCAAGAGACGAATACTACATGACTCACATTGGTAACAAATCTGGAAATCCAATCACGGTGATTTTAAATTCAAGGGTAAACAAAAGATACATGGCCTTAGCTTGGATAGGAATAGCAGAAGAGAAAGGACTGTGGGACTTCGCAAGCATGCAGAAGTTCAGAGACAACGTGCGATGTGCAATCTACGGAGACGACAACGTACTGGCTATTAAACCTGAAGTGCTCGAATGGTTTAATCAAGAGACGATAAGTGAGTATCTAGCCAAATACAACATCACTTATACAAACGAAGAAAAGAGTGGCATAACTAAATTTAAGAACTTGGACGATTGCACGTTCCTGAAACAGAGATTCAGCGACCATACGGAGATCAAAATGATAAAAGTACCACTCATGGCGAAGACAACAATCAACGAACTATTGAATTGGACACGTGTAGCACCGGACCAGGATGAGCTTTTAGCTTCAAACTGTAATGATGCCTTGAGATTCATGTATTTCTACGGAAAGAATGAGTTTAACATGTTCAGAGATAAAGTTCTTAGAGCGTTGTTGGAAAAGGAGAAGAAGATAGTTCTACGCACCTACACAGACTTACATTTGTGGTTTCTAGGTGTGATTGGCGCAAGAGAAAAGCAATAGCAATCAACAGCTGTCTCT